TAGAGAAAGAAATGTGGCTAGACGATCTTTAGCAGTTGAAGCAGAAAGAGCTGATAGACCAATAGAAGCAGCTACACAAGGAACACCTGTCATTGGAGAAGTAAACAGATCAACCTTTGAACTTGTGGGTGATATCACCGGTTCTATTGTTCCTTATATAAAAGATAGACAAAAATTAAAAGATGCCTTTTTAGATACAAACTATAGAAATAGATTTGGTATTGCCTATCCTGAAAGATTTTTAAATTCAATCAAAAGATTGAAAGATCAAGCCGCTAAAGTAACTTTGGCTGCAGCTGGTAAAACTCCTGCAGGTAGAGTTGCAAAAGGTTTTTTTAGTTTAGGTGGTTTGTTAAACAAAGTTGAAAATTCAGGTAAACAATTATTACGTACAAAAAGAAATATTAGTAAATATGGTCTAACTCAACCACTACAAACTGAAATAAAATCTATAATTGGAGGCGGTATTGGTGCTGCTGCAGGTAGTGCTGCTTATGATGTAGCTGACTTCGCTTCAGAGTTTGCATCAAATGCTCAAGTAGATTTAGGAACAATATCTGACAACGACTTAGATAAAATGAGTATGCCCGCAAGATTATTTACAAAAGCAATAGATGCAGGCACCAATTCTATAATGTGGGGTGCTGGTGTTTCAGCTTTGTCAGGTCCTATTGGTAGAAATTTAAGACAATTTGGCAGATTATTAACAGGAACAAAAGGACCACAATCTGAATTATTAGCAAAACAAGCTGCTGAGAAAGGTACACCATTATCACTCACAGCCATAGCTGATGAAAGTACAACATTCGGTTCTATAACAAAAGGTTTTGGTAAGGTGTTTGGTGTTCTACCTTTAGTTAATTCAAAAATACAATCAAATATGAAAAAGTTTGATTTAAAAACAGTAAATTATTTTGGTAAATATTTGTCAGGTCTAGCTCCTATGGGTTACTCTGATTTAATGGGTAAAGAATTTTTAGATACAGTAAAGAAGAATCACGCTGATAACATGACGATGATTGATAAAGTTTATAAAACATTAGATCAAGTCACTGAACCCATAGCTGATTTGAAATTTATTCCTACAACAACGTTAAAAAAATTTAGCGAAGATTTAGAAGCTAAAATTATAAAAGGTTTACCTGGTGGACAAGCACAATATGAAAAAATGGTTGCGAATCCTTCGGCACGAAGGTTGTCAGGTTTAAGTAACGATTTAGTTCAATTTGCAGTTGATTTAAGAACAAACATTGGTGACTTTATAACAAAAGATCAGTTTCAAAATATGAAACAAATGATAAACACAGGTATTCAAACTGGTGGAAATGATAGATTAAGCCTTGTAGCTCGTGACATAAGAAACTTTATGGATATTGATTTAGCCTCAGTAACAGGTAAAAATATAAAACAATTAAGGCAGTCAGCTGATTATCAAAGAATTTTAGCCGAGAAAAAAGCTGTCGGTCAAAGAACAGCAGATGCTTGGGAACAAACTGTAACTAATACTGTTAATAAATTTGGTAAAGATTTAGAAATGGCTAATGATTTTTACAGTAGAGTAATAAGTCCGTATAGTGAAGGTCTTTTAAAAAAATTAGGACAACAGGCTGATAGTAATTTATTTACAGCACTGGGTGAATTAAATATAGCTGGTAAAGCTACTGTAGAACCAGAAATGTTATTTAGAAAAATTGGTAATGTTGTTTTTAGAGATGGCACAGATAGAACAATTAAAGAGTTAAAAACATTGATTGGGTACGACAAAGTTGTAAAAATAAACGGACAAAACGCCACACCAGGTAAAGATTTGTTTAATGCCATGCGTAGCCGTTTTATTTTTGATGCTTATTTACGATCTTTTGTTGATCCTAAAACAAATGCAGGTGCAGATCTTGTTGCAAGAATGAGCGCGGCAGCCTCTGATAATTCATTAGATGCATTACAAACTTTTAAGATACAGAGAGAAATGTCACCTGAAGCAGCAAGAGCATTAAAAAGATCAGAAATTGCTACAGATCCGAGAAGAGCTGCTGAAGCAAGAGGTTTCAAACCAGGACAAGTGCAAACAACAAAAATAGGAGATGTAAAAGTAGATATAGAATCACTTGGAGAATTTGATTTTAATCAATTTAGTAGTTTACTCGGATTAAAATCATCAGACCCGAATGTGCAATCAAGACTAATTGCTATGTTTGGTGATGGTTCTTTAGAAAAAGGCACAAAACATGTTCAAAATTTAGAGGAACTTATGGATGTGTTATCGGCGCATTACGGAACAAAGTTAGGTAGTACGAGTTCTTTCCTTGCAAGAAGAGCTGGTCTTACCGGTGTGCAAGGCATGTTAGGATTTGGTGGTGCTGGAGGACTTATAGGCGGAGGTGCAGTAGGTGGTTTTGTACTTGGTGGTGCTGGTGGTGGTATTTTTGGTATGTTACTACCATCATTAATTCTTAAACATCTTGGGGGTGTTATTAGTGATCCAAAAAGAACAAGTGCATTGTTAGACATATACACAGCTGCTGAGAGAAAAGAACAATTAGTCAAACAAATTTATGACAGAAACGGAAATCTTATAAATGAAAGATTTAAATTTAATTTATTAGAACCTATAGGCAAAGGTTTAAGTCCTAGGAAAAGACAATCATTGGGTAGATTTTTAAACTTTGTTGATAAAGAAGAGGAAGACTTTCCAGGCACTGACCCAATGAAAGTAACAAATAAAGATATTGCTGAGTTTTTGTTAAGAAATGAAAAAAAGCCAATTACCATACCTGATGATGGTTTTGATCCGGAAACTTTACCTGATGCCGAAAAGGCACACATTTATCCTGAAGTGTATAGAATGCAACAATTGAATATGACTGACAGAGAGATGTACAATAGCTATCTTGATGGTAATCGTGAAGCTGTAAGACAAGACGATGGCACTATTATGAGAGAAATAGATAATGCAAATCGTGTTGAGGAACAAATGCCTCAAACCCCAGCAACTACAACAACTCCAGTCCTACCACAAATTCAAGGTAGTCAACCACAACAAACAGGACCCACCTATCAACAACTATTTCCTAATGATGAATTAGGTGTGGGTATAGACATGAGGAGTCAATGATGGCTGAACCACGTACCACGAAAGAACATATTATAGCTCTATACGGACACATTGAAGGTGTCAAAAGAGAAGTGAGGACTATTAAAGAGAATCACCTTACTCATATTCACGAGGACATAGATAAACTAGGTGCGAAAGTAGATAAGTTGTTATTTTGGTTAATGAGTGGTATGCTTACCATAATCATAACAATTATAGGACTAGTCGCATGGATCCAATAAGTTTAGCAACTTCAGCATTTGCAGCAATTAAATCCGGAATCTCTGTTGGAAAAGAGCTGCATAGTTTGTCAGGACAAATAATAAAGTTTGTTAAGCAAATGAACGTAGTTGAAGAAGAGCACAAAAAAGAAAAATCAAAATGGTTTACCTCTTCAAATGAAGAAGCTCTTGATACATATTTTAAATTAAAACAAGTTCATGATATGGAGAATCAACTTAGAGAAATGTTTATGTTGTATGGAGCTCCAAATGCATGGAGTGAATTTGTCGCAATTAGAACTGATATTAAGAAAAAAAGATTAGCAGCAGTTGCACAAAAGAAAAAAGAAAGAGAAGAGTTTTTAATGTTTTGTGCTTATTCAGCACTTGCCATATCAATTATTGGAGTATTAACTCTTTTGCTCTTGAACACAAGTTTGCTTAAAAACTAGGCAAAAAACGGCCGATTTTAAGCGCCGTACACGCAAACATTTTATGTTAGACGACCTTTACTACCTGGCAAAAAACTACTAAAATACACTTAGTTAACTTAAATAACCTTATAAGGAGATAAAATGAAAAAAGGTATGAAATCTAAAGGCTATGCCAAAGGCGGAGCTAAAATGATGAAAGCTAAAAAAGGTAAAATGATGAAAGCCATGGGTGGTCGCATGATGGCTAAAGGCTATGCCAAAGGCGGAGCTAAAAAAGTCATGACAGCTAGCGTCGGTTTAGCAGCAATGAAGGCAGCTGCTAAGAAAAAAGGCTACAAGCTTGTCAAAATGAAAAAATAACTTGCTATGTGGTATTTAGCATTTATTATGGGGTATGGCTTATTTGATAAGTAACATACCCTATTTTAAAGTTTGGGTAAGAAAAGAATTCACACATAATCATAGAAAATATCAAGGCGAGTATATTCATGCACTTGCCTGTTCAATAACAAGTATACCAGATCGTTGTTTAAGTTTTCAGGTCATATTCACAGGTTGTGAAGACGAAAAGAATAGACTTGAAAGTCCTCATGGTGGGGCAATGTGGGCTAGAATGCCTATTACTGCTCTTGTGGCGGATGAGCCTTTTGATACATACCCTCCCCCTATTCAGACTCATCTGGCACAACCATGGGATTGTTCAGCTCGAAACTTTGAAGTTATAAAATTTGATAGAACATCATCAAGTCCGTGGCTTTGCAAAATTGATGGTGAGTTTTACACAGGTAAATACATATTTACTGTTGATTACACAGGTTCAGAAATTGCAGATGATCCAGCACAACACAAACAATCACATGTAATAAGATTAACAAGTGGACCATGGAATGGATGTATTGTCGCTTTACCTAATAACAGAGTAAGAGTGACCTCACCAGCTATGTGGGTTACAGGTCAAGGTGCCCCTGATTTTGTACCAAGTCAATGGACACATAGTGCAGAAGAACATGATAGCTATATGGATTGGGAAACAACATTTAACAATTTGTATGCGGATAATAAGAAAAAATAATTACTTTGAGATAAATGGTTTTGTAATAAATAGAAAATATAATTACAATGAGTTTACAAGAAACGATGAGGAAACAGGTAGAACCTACAATGTCGGTGAACACAAAGTACCATCAGTCACAACAATCTTATCAAAAACACAAAGTCAAGAAAAAAAACAAGCGTTAGATGCTTGGCGAGAACGAGTTGGATATCAAGAAGCTGCACGGATCACGAACCAAGCAGCAGTGCGCGGGACAGAAATGCATTATGTTTTAGAACAATACTGTAATGGTGTTGGTTATTTAAATATTTCAAAAGAAGGAGCTTTACCGAGAATGATGGCTCACACAATTGTAGATAATCTTGACCTTTTTAGTCAGGTATATGGCACAGAGGTAAGTTTATCTTATAAAGATTTATGGGCAGGATCCTCTGATCTCATAGGTGTGTATGATGATAAGCCAACAATAATAGATTTTAAACAATCAAATAGACCAAAACGCGAAGAATGGGTTGAAGATTACTATTATCAGATTGCAGCCTATGCTCTAGCGCATAAATTAAATTTTGGTCCTATTGAACAAGGTCTTATTTGTGTTTGCACGAAAGATTTAGTATCACAACAATTTAAGATGGATGCTAGCAAAATTAAAGAGTATGAGAAAAAGTGGTTTGAACGTGTTGATAAATTTTATAAAAACTCAAGTATTTCTTCGCCTAAAGTTTGAGCACTTATCTTTAGTTTTTTGTTAAGTGCTTTAATTATAAACTCATCAATAGTCTGTCTAGTTATTATATCTATGTATGTGACATTATTTTTTTGACCAATACGATGAGCTCTATCTTCTGATTGTTGTCGTACTTCTAAGTCATAATTATTACTAAAGTATACAACAGTGCTAGCAGCTGTGAGATTTAATCCATAACCACCAGTAGTAGGATTACCTACAAAAAATCTTGTGTTTTTATTTGTTTGAAAGTTGGAGACAGCATCTTGCCTATCATCTACAGATACAGCACCATAAATAGAAACTGTTGATTCATCACCATAAACGCTCTTTAGTTTATCAATAATTTTTTCAATGTTATGAATATAGTTAGCCCAAATAATCATTTTACCATCAGTTTCTTCAATAATATTCATTAGTTCATCAAGCTTTGGGTTATCAATATCTTTCTTCTCACCTGTGTCAGAAACAAAATACCCACAAGCAACTTGATGTAATTTTATAATTTCAGTTAGCCTGTTAGTATATGATGCTTCCTTGTCTTCAAAAACAGCACGGGCAAATGTTTTTAGGTTGTTATAAATCTGTACTTGTGAACCTTTTAGGTCTACATATCTTTTTACATAGACCTTACTCGGCAAGTCTAAACAGTCCACTTTTTTTACTCTATACGAAAATTTTTTCACTTTTTGCTCCAACTCATTTAAGTTTGTAAAATACAAAGGTAAAGATATTTGTTTACCTGATTGCCCAACTCCGATTGTTTTCATTACACAAAAATGTGCTCTAAATGCATAATAACTTGTATATCCTAATAAATTTGGATTAAGAAAAGCGCATTGACTAAACAAGTCTAAAGGAGATTTAGTTACTGGAGAGCCTGTTAAAATTCTTTTATACTTGATAGGCTTACATAATTTTGTTAATTCTTTTGTTCGTTTAGCCTGTCTATTTTTTATAGTTGTGGCTTCATCTATAATGACCATCATAGTATCATGGTATTCATTAATGATGTTTTTGATGGCGTTAGAACCGGAGGATCTTGAAAATGCTTCTACATTTATTAAAAAGAATGATAGTTTTGTTGATTCTCTTACAAATTTTTTGTCTTTCTTATGGGTGTGTATGGTTGTGTCGACAGGACAGTGTGTGTTTATTTCGTCCTGCCAATTACGATATACCGAGTTTGGAGCCACTACCAAAACGACGTTAATTAACTTTTCATTATAAAGCATAGCCGCATTGTCTAAGGCAACTTTTGTTTTACCTGTACCCATTTCCATAAAGTATGCAAATAAATTTTTATCAGCACCAATATTTAAAGCTTCTTTTTGATGTTCGTAAGGTTCGGTTTTGTAATTATATACCATATATCCTAACTTATTACAAAAAACATTTGACAAGTCAATCTTTAAATAATAATAATAAAAAAATGAAAGGGGGTCCTATGGACTTAGAAGCAGAATCTACCCGTATCAAGGTAGAACCTGGTGTCACTGAAGACATCATCATTCTTTGCAATAAGTTATTGGAACTTCAGGATCAAATAAAGAAGTGTGAAGCGAATCTTAAATCGCTAAATGAAGAACAGCGTTTGTATTCTGAACAAGAAATTCCAAACTTAATGCAACAAGCTGGCATATCTATGTTAAAACTTAAGAACGGAGAGTCCGTTGAAGTTAAACCTATGTATGCTGCAAAAATTCCTGTATCTAGACAAGATGAGGCTTATAATTGGCTTCGTATGAAAGGGTTTGGGAGTTTAATAAAAAATAATGTCACTCTTACTTTTGGAAAAGATGAAGATAAAACTGCTACAGCAATTTTTGAAGATCTGAAAAGTAAAGGACATAATGTAATTCAAAAAGCAAAAGTGGAACCACAAACCTTAAAAGCATTTGCAAAAGAGCAAATTCAAAATGGTCAAGAGATTCCTATGGATCTTTTTGGAGTATATGTTGCTAACAAAACAATCATTAAAGAAAAGGAGAAAAACTAATGAATGAAGTCGCAATGAAAAAAAAACAAGCAGTCGGTGCAGTTTCTGCACTTGAAGAGTTTGCAGGTCAGGGATCTGAGTATGTTACAGCTAAAGATACTAAGTTACCTATCTTAAAACTTATTGGTGCAAATTCACCATTCACTAATCCACAAGATGCGAAGTATAACGAAAAAGCTAAAGTGGGCGATATTTATAATGAAATTACAGGAAGATTGTACAAGGGATCTGAAGGTGTTTTTGTTGTGCCTTGTCTTTATGTAAATACATTTAATGAGTGGGCAGATAGAGGCGCGAGTCCGGGTAGACCTGTTCAAATACATAGAGATCAATCAATCTTACGTCAAACATCTAGGGGTGATGATGGAAAAGATAGATTAGATAATGGTAATTATGTTGAGGATACAGGTAATCATTTTGTTTACATACTTGACAAAAACTACAAACCTCTTGAACAAGCATTAATCACGATGAAATCAACACAAAAGAAAAAATCTAAACTTTGGAATTCTATGATACAAAGTAGAAGATTAGAAGGTAAAAAAGGTTTTTTTACTCCACCTTCGTGGGCTACTGTGTATTTGTTAAAGTCAGTTCAAGAATCTAATAGTAAAGGCACATGGCCGGGTTGGTCAATCACTTTTGATTCTTTTTTAAATAAACCGGAAAATCAGAAAACCTGTGAATTAACTAAGGATTTCTATAAAAATGCGATGGAATCTGATATTTTTGGTAAAGTAGAGTTTGATTCTAAACCACAAGAGAATCAAGTAGAAGAAAAAGAAGAAGACACTCCTTTTTAGATGCATCAAAAACTCTTTGATCTTTTCAAAGGAGACACTAGTCGTTATCTCAAGTCCTCTCTCACGGGAGAGGACGATGAGAGAGGCAAGAGGTCTGCTTCGTATACCACTGTCCACGAACCAGTGACCAGCGACATATGGAAGTTGCATTTAGAGGGTAAACTTAGATTGGGTTTAAGACCTGAGATAAACGACAAATGTAGATGGGCCTGTATTGATGTGGATCCTAGTAATTATAAAAGTTATTCTGAAAAAAAATATGTTGAAATTATTAAAAAATATAAATTACCTTTTGTGCCCGTCAAATCAAAATCGGGTGGCTTACATATATTTGTATTCTTTAATGATTTAGCTGATAATAAACAAGTATTAAAAAAACTATCAGAAATAAATAATCAATTCTTTTTAGCACAAGAAATTTTTCCTTGTAATAAGGCTGTTAATATGCCTTACCATAATGTAAACGCTTCAATGGAGTTTGCCTTTGATGATAACAATACACCTGTATTAGTTGGTAGATTTATTGAATTAGTAAACCAAAAGATAATAAAGCCTGAGGACTTTTATAATTTAAAGGTTGAAGAGTATGAGGCAGAATCACAATGGTCAAATTACCCGCCTTGTGTTCAAAAATTAATACAAGAGGGTTGGAGTGGCAATAATAGAAATAATTTTTTATTTAATGTGTTAGTTCTTGAGGCAAAAAAAGATCAGTCTCTATCTGTGCAGCAACTTGAACAAATTGCTATTAACAGAAACAATCAAATATTTACTAAACCTTTACCTGCATCTGAGGTTATAGCGCTGGCGAAGTCTGTATCTAAGGGTGGTTACACTTTTCAATGTCCACCAAAACACCCGGAATATCAACCTATCTGTAACAAAGATTTATGTAAAACAAGAAGTTTAGGTATAGGTGATTCTATTCCTGATATTATTGATCAGTTCGACAATGTTAAATATATTCAAGATACAAAAAATATTTGGTATATGTTTGATTATAAAGGCCAGCATATCACAGTGACTCCAGAGGACATGAAGGATGAAAAATCTTTTAGAGTAAGACTTCTCAAACACAAAGTTTATTGGTTGACTTTACCTAAACCAAGAAAAGGTCCAAGTCCGTTTGAATTATTAATGAAGGGTATTGTTGATCAAGCTGAAGAAAGTGTCGAACATATGTACTCTGATACTTTAGAGGAGGAAAGATATTCTGTATTAAAGGACTTTTTTGAATCACATATTGAACAAGATAAGTTTAATAAACTTAAAGATGGGTATGTGGTTTTAGACAGCAAGTCTAATTTATGTTATTTTAAAAAACTAACTTTAGATAAATTTTTAAAAAAGAATGCAGCTAGGGTATTTAACACAACCGCAGATGCATTAAGATTATTAAACTGTAAGAGAAAGGATTATCACGAAGGTGAAAAGAACATTTGGTCTGTTGAAATGCCTGAGTTTGTAAATCATCAAGCGATAAGAACAAAACCAAAAGAAACAACGAGTGAAATGGATGACAGTTACCACACAAATAAATTCAGATCTCCAAAAGCATCGGAGAATATACAAGAAGACAATTAAAATATTTGGTCCGCCTGGAACAGGTAAGACACATACTTTAATTGAAAAGGTCTTGAAGGGACACCTTAACAAAGGTGTACATCCTAAAGATATAGCCTTTATCTCTTTTACAAATAAAGCAGTGGATACAGCACGGGACAGAGCTCTTGCGACGTTTACTCAATACACTTTTGATGACTTTCAAAGATTTAAAACATTACACAAGTATTGTCGTAGGTACTTTGAAGAAGAGGTTTTTGATCCAAAAAACTGTATGCTTGATTATGCTTTACAGGCTACAATAATTAAAACATCCGACGCGCGTCTGTCTGATGATAATTTTACTTATAAAGATTGGTCACTAGGAGTGTATGACAAAGCGAGAAACATGCTACAAGATCCACGGATCATTTATAAACAAGAGTCTTACAAACGAGATAGCCTTGATATATTTTTACGTAAGATTGATACTTATGAAAGATACAAGAAAGAATCTTTTATTGATTTTACCGATATGATAGAGAGAACTATTGATGAAGTTGATTTTCCTCCATTAGAAGTTTTAATATTAGATGAAGCTCAAGACTTTACACCACTACAATGGTCAGTGTTGTACAAGATGGCAGATAAAGCCAAACGAATTTATCTTGCTGGTGATGACGATCAAGGTATCTACAGATGGAACGGAGCTGACCCTAAATATTTCACAAAATATTTTCCAGGTCGTAAAGTAGTGCTTAGAAAAACAAGAAGATTTGGTGAAGCCATACATCATTTCTCACAAATAATAAGAAGGGGTATATTGGATAGCGTGGAAAAAGAATATGAGGCGTTGGAAAAAGATGGTGTAGTTAAACGATATTTGAGTTTTAACGAAATACCTGTTGGAAAACTACCAGGAACTTGGTATATTTTGGGTAGAGTTAACACAACAGTTAATGAACTTAGAATGAGTGCTAAAGACGCAGGACTATACTATGCCGACAATAAAGGAACACGATCGTTTGACAGCTCACAGTGGGCGGCCATACGAGCTTGGACGCAAGTTTCCAAAGGTAAAAAGATTGACAAAAAAAGAGCTGAAACAATGTTTAAATACATTCGTCAACTCAAAGACTTAAGTTACAGACGTGACAAGTTTTGGAGTGACCTGCCTGATTATCAAGAGTATGATTTTAAAGGTTTAAAAGACTGGTGTGGTTTGGATTTACCAGATGAAGATCAAAGTAAACCTTGGTGGGAGATATTGCAACGTAATTTTAAACCGGAACAAGTAACATATTTTATTAGACTATTAAAACGTTATGGTCAAAAACAATTGAACGCTGAACCACAAATAGTTATTGATACAATACATTCTGTTAAGGGTGGTGAAGCTGATAATGTATTAATATATTCAAAAACAAATTGGCCTTCTGCTTTTAAAAATAAAAATGTTGAAGAACAATCTGATGAAAAGAGAGTGTATTACACAGGGGTTACAAGGGCAAAAAACACTTTACATATTTTATCCACAGACTATAAATATAACTATCCAATAGGCATGGATTACTTAGTATACTTACAGGAGAAAAGATGAGTCCTTATTTTGAAGAATTAAAAGTCGGACAATTTTATAGCCCTGAATTACAGAATGTAGTTTTTAATCCTAACACAAGTTGGGTAAAATATTTTAATTTTACAGCAACGTCAATTCCTTTAAACATTTTGTTTGCAGATGATTTTTATATTTGGCTATATGGTAGACATAAATATAAAGCTGGTGTTTTAAAAATGGAAGATAAAACAATTTACAATTGGCACAGGGATTCAAACAGGGGTGTATGTATAAACTCTCTAATTATGACACCAAACGAATCACACACATTTTTTAGAGAATATAATGATGTAAATCACTCTCTTATAGAGCTACAATATTACCCTGGAAGTAGATTCATATTTAACAACCAAAAAGATCACATGGTTATTAATTATAATGGCATAAGAATGATGCTAACAATCGAGTTTGAAGAAGACAAAAACAAATTAAACTATCTAAACTTATTAGATGAAATAAAAAGAGATTATTTACATGAAAAATAATTTATGGACACGAGGTGGTCAATACTACACAGTGTTTAAAATACAACCATCGCAATTTATTAATGAAAACAAAATACTTTTTGCTGAAGGCAACATTATTAAGTACGTGTGTAGACACAAAGGCAAGGGTGGTAAGGAAGATCTCGAGAAAGCAAAACATTATATAGACATGATAATAGAAAGAGATTACAAGGATGACTAGCTTACAACTTACATTTAATTTTAAACAGCACATTTGGTCTAGCCCATCTGAGTACAAAGATCTTACTCAAGCAAAAGAGATAGCTATTGATTTAGAAACAAGAGATGATGGTATTAATGATGGCTTAGGTGCAGGTTGGGCTTTGGGTAAAGGTGAGATCATAGGTTTTGCTGTTGCAACTGAGGGTTATCAAGCTTATTACCCTTTTGGTCATTTTGGTGGTGGCAATTTAATAAAGGAACAAGTATTGAAATATATGCATGATGTGTGTGCTTTGCCTTGCACGAAAATATTTCACAACGCACAATACGATGTTGGATGGTTGCGTGCCTATGGTATAGATGTAAAAGGTGACATCGTAGATACTATGATTGCAGGTGCCTTAATAGATGAGAATAGATACACTTATAAACTAAACGCGCTGGCTAGAGATTATTTAGGTGAGTTGAAAGCAGAGACTGATCTAGTAGAGGCTGCTAAAGCGCACGGGGTAGATCCTAAAATGGAAATGTGGAAACTACCAGCTGAGCATGTTGGATATTATGCGGAACAAGATGCACGGCTCACGTATCTTTTATGGCAACGTTTTAAACATGAGATTAATAAACAAAATTTAGAAACTATTTGGCAATTAGAGAAAAAACTTTTGCCGATATTAATAAGTATGAGGGAAAAAGGTATAAGGGTTGATGCAGAAAGCGCTGAAACTTTACGCAAAAATTTCATAGAAAAAGAAAAACTGATTCTACACGAAATAAAAAAACTTACAAATCAGGACATTGATATTTGGAATGCAAGACAGATAGGTTTTGCTTTTGATAAGCTAGGTATAGATTACCCAAAAACACCAAAATCAGGCGAGCCAAGTTTTACACAAAATTGGTTAGTGAATAGTGAACATCCCATATCTAAACACATTGTCAATGCAAGAGAAATAAATAAATTTCACAACACTTTTTTAAATTCAATTATGAAATATGAACACAAAGGCAGAATACACGGGGAGATAAACCAGCTGCGATCTGATAC